CGCGGCGCGGTATCGCCCAGCGACCGCCAGACCTCGGTCTTCTGCGCATGCTCCACCGTGACGCCGTCGTCCATGTAGGACAGGTCGCCGGACGTGCCGACCTTGAGCCAGTTGCCGGCCGGCGCCCCATCGATAAGTGGAAACGGCTCGCCGAGCGGGGCGAAAAAGACCGTGAACGGGGCCGCGATCACTTCATACGGGACAGGCATGATCGACTCCTAGCCGGCACTCTCCTGGAGCGCGAAGCGTAGTTCGTGCACGAGATTCTTCCGGAGCTGCTCTTCCCCTCTGGCGAGGCCCGCCTCGAGATGTTTGCCAAAGACCAACGGAATCGACGGGCCGTGCAGCTCGGTGATCGGCAGGTTCGCCGACCGCGCGCCGACCGAGCGCCGGCTCGACGCGCCAGGGCGGATATAGACACCACGATGCCCGGATCGCATGGTGGCGATGAACGCCTGGGGATACCGACCCGGCCCCGTGGGCAGTCGGGCCGTCACGCCCCGCCCGCGACCACGCGAGGGTTCCGGCCCCCGCGCCGAGAACCGGATCAGTGGAATCCGGGCACCGCTGGCCACGACCGCCGCTGACAACTGGTCGGCCGCAGAGGAGACCGACGCTAGGCGGGTCGTCACGTAGCGCTTGACGTCGCCCTGCTTCAACCCCATGTCCGCCGCGATAGCGCGGACCATCACGACGCTCGCACTCGCGATCGCGCGATTCAATGCCCGTGCGGTGGCCACAGGGAACCGTTGCGCGAGACGGGCGAGACCACGCTCCCAGTCTTTGGTGTTGAGACGCATCGTGAGCGCGGGCATGTTACGGTTGCCCCCACGACTCGACGTACGGCACCAGATAGGTCACGCCGGCGCCGACGATGTCGACGCCAGGTTCACGAGGCAGGACACGGGTGACGCCGCGCTCGATCGTCCGGGACACGAGGCCGCCGAGTGTGCGATCGTCGGTTTCTATCGCCCGCTTGATGTCACCCACCACCGCCTCCACCATCAGCCAGGCGTGATCGAGTTCCGCCCCCGCAACCCCCTGCACTTCGATCGGCCATGAGATGAAGTTCCCCACACCCTGAAACTGTGGCCGGTCATCGCCAGGCACGACCGCAATCACGACTGCCGGATCATCGGGCCCGAGCGCCACGACCTGGCCCAGGAGGATCTCTTCCCCAGCGTCGGTGGCGTACCCACCCTCGACCCGAACCTTCTGCAGGCGCGCGATGAACTCACCCAGGATTCGCTCACGACGCGTCGCCACATCAGGCCGCCGGTTCAGGCACGACCAAGACCCGCCAGTGATCGCCCTCCGCTCGTTCCATGCCGTCCACCCGCCAGACCTCCTGCAGCGTCGCCGGCGCCACCGGCGCGATCGTGATCAGCGTGCCGCGTGGCACCGCCGGCACCGCGTCACGTCGCAGCGCCAGGACTCGAGGGGCCACCCGCCGCTGCACGTCGAACCCCATAGGGAAGGCCTCGGTGATCGGCGTGACCCAGATCGCCCGCGTCTCGACCGGGATCGCATTCGGCGGCGTCACAGTAACCGCGAGGCCGTGGACCCCGAAGTTCAGGTCCCGGACCAGGTCACGCAAACCCCCGAGCATGGCGCACGTGTGTTACAGCGCCGCGCCGAGGTTCACGCCGGACAGGACGACCTTCCCGGTGGCCGACGGATTCGCGGCAACCGCCGCGGCCACGCCGGCGCGGAAGTTGCCCGTGGTCACGGTCGTGAACCGCTTGTTCGTGTCGTCCCAGTTGACCTGCTGGCCTTCGGTCCACGCTTGCGCGGACAACTTCGCGTGCTCGACGACGCCCGTGCGGACACCCGTGAAGAGTTCCGTCTGCGCCGCCGAGATCGTCGGGATAACCAGGAGGTCGCCAATCTTGACGCCAGTGCCCGCGACCACGCCGCCGGTCGGGGCCGTGAACGTCAGCACGTCCCCGGGCTGCACGAATGTCTTCATGACCGCTGTTCTCCTCTATCGATCGTTGAGAGCCGACTACGCGCCCGGATTCTTGTAGAGCCCGCGCCAGTCGATCGCCTTCGCGGCGAAGTCGTGACGGCACTTCACCTCGAGGCCGTCGATGTCGAAGCCCACGCGGCTCTCGACGATGGGCCCTTCTTCGCCCTCGAGCGAGCCGTACTCGAGGATGTCGATCTGATCGGGTGACCCAGCCAGGAACCACGCGGTGGCGCTGCCGGCCACGGCCCCGATCCCCACCTCCAGGCGCGGCTCGGAGATCACCGAGAGACGACCCGCGAACGGGTTCACGGACCCTGCCGCGCTCGCCAGGAGATTCGCGCTCACGAACTGATCCGCAACCGTCTCTTTGGCGGGCGGCACGATCAGGAAGAGCGGGTTCACGTTGACGAGCGTGGTCGCATCGACCCCGGTCTGCTTCCGCATGGCCGCGCGACCCGCGCCGATCGACGTGACGTCGATCACCGTGCCCGACCCCGCCAGGTTCCCGTGGTTCGCATGGAAGAGCGCCGTGCCGTCCCCCATCGTCGGATTGCTCAGAATCTGCAGCCACACGAGGTTCGACTCGAGATTCCGCGCCGCCCGACCGAAGAGCATGGGCACGCGCGAGAAGGCGTCGGTGTCGTCGTTGACGAGCGCCTTGCGCGTGATGGCGAACACGCGGCCGTAGGTCGTCAGCTGGAACTGCTCTTTGCCTTCCCCGATCGTCCCGCGCGTGAACTCGCCATCGGAGTCGACCTGGAGGAGCTGCGGGGCTTCCCCGATCTGCAGCCGCTTGACCGGCTTGAAGTCCGGCAGGTTGACGCGGCGCGCGATCGCCGTGAACGTCTGCGGCGCCTCTTCATAGGCGCGGCGAAGCGTCTTGTTCGTCACGTCCGCGAGGAGATTCGCGAAGTCCGACGTCGTGTGGTAGCCAGCGCGGGTGCTGATGCCAAGCGCCAGGCCCGCGAGCTCCATCTTCGAGAGACCCGTCGTCCGAAGCCCGAGGCCATTGATATAGACCCGGGCGGTGTCGAGCAGCGTCATCCCGCGGTATTCCCGGCCTTGATCGGTCAGCTTGAACCACGCGGGGGCGACACGGTGCAGGATGGCGTTTTCGATGCCCGTGCGCACATGGACGTGCGGGTCGTCGCCGAGCGCCACCCGCGACCCAGCGGCCACACCGGGACCGCGCGCCGGGAGATCGCGCTTGGCGAGCTCATCGAAAATCTGCCGCTGGGCGTCGACAAGCGGCACCTTGCCAGCAATCAGACGCGTCGCCCAATCGCTCGGCAACCGCGCGGCGCGACAGGCCGCCAGGATGCCCTCGCAGCGCGCGCGCTCCACCTCGGCGCCAGCCTCCCGCTCGCTCGGCTCTTCAGGGGTCGGCGGGTCGTCACTCGCCGGGGCCTCGGGCTCGAGTTGCTCGCGCTCGACGAGCGTCTCCGACAACTCCGATCGATCACTCGTCGGCGCTGACTGCTGTGGCTTTCTGGACGGCATTGGCTTCTCTCCAGCGTTGCGCATCACGATGACGCATGAATTGGTCTGGCTCTTGTCCCCGCTCCGCACGCGGGCGCCGGCGTCGGCCGGCATCGGGACCATCGAGATCTCGTAGGGTTCCCAGTCGACGGCCGTCCGGATGGGCAGCTTGTTGTCCTTGCCGCCGTCCTCTTCGAACTTGTGGACGCGGTAGCCGACGCTGACGTTGCGGATAATGCCGTCGCGCACGTCGTTCCAGATCGGCTCCACCGCCTCGCGCCGAGAGAAGCGCACCGTGGCGCGTGCTTCTTTCCCGGTCAACTTCACGCTGCCCGACTCGACCACGCCGATTTGATCAGAGATGCTCCACGCCGAATGGGCATCGAGCAGCGGGGCTCCCTGATTCAGGCGATCAACGCGGACGTGCTCGGACTTCAGCGACAGCTTTTCGAGGTAGCGCTTCCCCGTCCACCAGTCCATCCGCTCCACGGCCGCGCCCGTGGAGAAGATCAGTTCGACGGTACGCTGTTCCTCATCGACCGTGGCGACATCGGCGCGAATGGCGAGCGCGGGCTGATCAACGGTCAGGAGCTGCGGCGATCGCGAGGGCGCGCGCGGCGGCATGATGGTTCGCAGGATGCAGCCGAGGCCCCGCACATGGGAAGAGGGTTGTCTCTCAATTGCGGCCGTTTGCGGCCATTTGCCGGTGTTCGATTTTTTAGTCGAACGGTCGCCCGTACCGGCGCGCATCGGCCATCGAGATCCGAAACCGTCCGCTCGGCGTACGACTCGCACGCAACGCGCCCTTCCGAATGTCGCGATAGACGGTGTCGATGTGCACGCCCCAGAAGCGCGCCAACCGGGAGGGCGACACGTGCGGCTCATCCTCCCGCGCCCGCTGCGAGATCTCTGGCGGCTCGACCTGCGTGGTGCGATCGGAACGGGTGATCATCGTCGGCCTCCCACGATGGTGCCGAGCCAGTCCAGGACGCGCGCCTCGCCATGGGTCGCCACGAGCTGTTCGAGACGGCGCGCGGCCTCGTCGACCTCATCCTCCTCAGTCGGCGCAGGGGCCACCGGGGCCGGCACCGACTGCAGCTGACCGGCCTGCGTCATCTTCCGCGGGTCGCTGTCGAGCATGAGACCAAGCCGATCGAGCGTGTCGTTGTCGGCGGCCATCTCCTCGAGGAGCTCGAGCGGGTCATACCCGCGCTCGCGGATCACTTCCGACAACGTCGTGATGCCCGCGCGGATGTTCCGCATGTGCGCGAGGCCCTCCTTATCCGGCTCGATCATCGCCATGGGGGGCGCCGTCCACTTCGCCGGCGGCTCTTCTGACACCTGGCCACTGACAACCGCGGCCTGCATCGCCCATCCCCAGACCGGGCCACAGAACTGCGGGATCAGCAAGCGCCAGCGCCAGTCCTCGACGCGCGCCCAATGGCGCAAGCGCGACATTCGGGCCGCCGAGAACGGCAGATCGGTGTAATCGCCCGTGAGGTCCTCGTAGGTCACGCCCAGTCCAGCCGCGATCCCCCGGAGGCTCGTGGCGACGTAATCGCCGTACTCTCGCACCGTGGGCGGCTGCACGACTTCCACGTTCCGCCCCGGCGGCACATTGAGAATGGCGCCGGGCTCGAGGAGGTCGATCTCAGGTGACTGCGTCCGATCGGCCACGCCCAGCGCCGGCGCCGACCCGTCGATGTCGCTCGTGATGACGGCCAGGCACGCCGCCACCTTCTGCTTCATCAGCGTCGCGTCTTCGAACTCGTCGAAGTCCTTGAAGCGCAGCAGCACGGGCGAAAACCACGACGCGCCGCGGAGTTGCCCCGGGCGGCGGCCCTTGAACACGTGGAGCACACTCGACGCCGGCACGCGTTGCGACGAGATCGATCCCATCCCCAGCGCCGATCCGGGATGTTCGGGCAGCAGCCAATAGGCCACTCGCCGCCCGATCGCGTCCAGCTCGACGCCATGCACGATACGACCGCCACCGGGCAGCGTTCCGAGCTTGGTCGTATCGAGGACGTCAGGCTCGAGGACCTGGAGCTGGAGCGGAATCGGCAGGCCGTCTTCCGGCCGCCGGATCCGGCGACGCACCAACACCTCACCGGATTCGACCACCGTCTGCATCACGAGCTTCTCGAGACCGTAGAAGTCGTGCTGCCCGTGCGCATCGCACGCCGTTGAGCCGGCCCACGCGTTCCAGGCCTTCTGCGCGGACGCGTTCGTGGTCTTCGCGACGATGCCCCAACCGACGGTATCGTCCACGATCGTCCGGAGCGCGCTTTCGGCGTGCGGGTTGTTTCGCACGAGATCGCGCGCGACGTCACGCAGGCGACCCACGAACGGCCCTGTCGAGGCATTCGGGTCGCCCGAGCTCCGGCGCCAGCCCTGTGTCCGACGGCCGGCCGCAGCGCCCTCGTAGTGCCGCGCCACCAGGTCCAGGGCCACACGGGCCCGTTGGCGCCGCAGCGTCCAGCGCGGCGCCACTTCCGCGGTGAGGCGATCAAGCCAGTGCATCAGACCCCCTTCGACGTCGCGGCGAGCCGGTGCGTCCGCGTCTGCGAGCTCTGCGCGGCGGCGTCGTGCTCCATCACCGACAGGAGCTTCAGCATGTCGTCCACCGAATGAAACGTGACCGACTGGTCGGCGAACGTGATCGAGCGCGCGCCTCGGCCGGCGGCAATCGCGGCTTTCAACGTATCGATGTCAGTTTGCGTCCACCGACCAGGCCCACATCCAACGTGAGGAGTCGGCGCTCTTCGACACCGGTGCCGAGAATCGCGGTGTCGTCGGAGACAAACTGGAACGTGAACAGCCCCAGGCTGAGCACACCACCATTCACATTCAACACGTCGATATGATCCCGACTGTTGACGATCCCACCGCTCGTGACATCGCGCAGGGCGAGGGCGATGCTGGCAATCTGCGTCGGGTTCACGGGAAGCTTGTCCGGCGCGAGGAGCCCCACCTGGTACTGATACGTCGATCGCTCCGGCACGAACTGCGTCGAGGGGAAGACCTTCACACTCATGAATGCCCCCTACACGATCTTGTCCCGCACGAAGACGAGGGGCGCCACCAGCCGATCGCTATTCCACCTGATGGGCGACACCAACGCATCGCGAGCGAAGCTGAGCTTCTCGATGATCACGATGGGAGCCGCCGGCACAGTTGGCGGCAACGCGACGACGATGCACACCGGCCACGGTGCTCGGATTGGCGGCGACGGCGGCATCAACCACGGCAGAGTGCTCATCGCCGCCGGATCGGTGATGACTGGAGCGGCAATCCTCGAGGCGACCGAAACCAGCCGGCGCACGACGGGCGGCGTCAGCGTCAGCGGGAACGCCGGCACGCCTTGATCGAACCGGATCGGGATCACGAGCGTGTCGCGCACGGGCCGCGGCGCGACGACGAGCGGGAGCGTCGGCGAGAACCACGGGATCCCGGTCGCCGTCGGCGGGAGCGCGAGGACGTGACGAACCGGCCAGCGTGGAAGGATCAGCGGTTGCGCGGCCGGCAGCCAGGGGAGCGTTGGCGCGCCGGTCGCCGGCACGGTCGGCGGCATGACGAGGGCCGAGCGCACGGGCCAGCGCGGCAGGATCAACGGTTGCGCCGGCGGGAGCCACGGGATCCCACTCATCGCCGCCGGAGGCACGGTCGGCGGGAGCACGAGGACGTGCCGCACCGGCCAGCGCGGCAACACGAGCGGTTGCACCGGCGGCAGCCAGGGGATTGCGGGAACGCCGGCCGCCGGTACCGTGGGCGGCATGACGATCAGTGAGCGTGTCGGTCGCGTCGCGAGAATCAGCGGCTGCGCGGCCGGGAGCCACGGGATCGTCGGCGCCGCGGCGGGCGGGACCGCGACGGGCCCGGCGATCGAGACGTAGTGCACCGGCCCGCGCTGCACGATCTGTGCGGCGCCGCTCGTATCGACCGCCAACACTGAGGGCGGCGCCGGCTGTTGAAACAGCGGCGCGGCCACGACGGACTCGAGCGGTCGGAGCAGCGGGCGCACGGGCGGGAGCGGCGCCGGCCACCAGCCCGTCGTCAGCGGGATCGCCACGGGCGCGCCGACTTCCTGATAGTGGACCCACCGATCCGGGCGGATCAGGCCGTCGTCGTTGAATTGCGCCGGCCGATCCGGCGCCACGAGGGACGGGACCACGACGGGCCCGGCCACCGAGACGTAATGGACCGGACCGCGGGTAACATGCTGCGCGGCGCCGCTGCTCTCGGCAGCTGTTGCCGCCGGCGGCGCCGGCTGTTGAAACAGCGGCGCGACCACGACGGACGGGACCGAGAAGATCCGCGGCACGAGGCCGGGCGGCGCCGTGATCCAGGGAAGCTCGGGCGCGACAACGACGGGCCCGGCGATCGAGGTGTAGTGCACGACCGATCGGGGCGGGCTCGCCGAGCCGGTGGTATCCGCCGCTGAGCCCGCCGCCGGGCCTGGCAGATTCAACAATGGCAGCACGAGCTCCGACGGGATCAGCCGCGGCGCCCGCAGCACGATCCGCGGCGTCGGCGGGAGCCAGGCCGGCTCGGGCGCCGCTTGGATCACGGGGACGAACGCGATCGCGATCGCAGCGGCAGCCGCGAGCGGACGGATCACCGAGACGGGCGCCGTGACTTTGTTGACGCCAGGCGCGGGATCCGCCGGCGGCGGATGGAACGCGATCGTGTAGGCCGTCCAGTCTTCGGAATCACTAAACGTCCATTGACCCGCGTCTTCGGAGGCCGCGTTGTTATCGGTGCGAATCGCGCCGGAGACTCGGACGTTCGTCCCGACCGTGCTTGCCGTGCCTGAGTCGGCCGTCAGCTGCGCGACCGAGTAGTTCGTGGGATAGGTCGGCGGGAGCGTCGCCTCGCCTTCGCGGCCGGTGAAGGTGAGCCAGCAATAGTCTTTTGCGCCGCCCGTCGGCGTGACCGTCGTCGCGTTCGGGTTCGCGCTCGTGCCCGTGGCGACGGTGGAGAGCTCAGGCGCGCGCACGTGCGGATCCGCTGAGTCGCGGATCGCGTAGGCGACCGCCGCGAACTTGCCACTGGTACACGAGAGGGTGATCGTCGTCCCGCCTTCGTTGCCCTCGGCGCGCTTCCACGCGGCCGCCATTTGATCGTCCGCGGCATCCGAGGACGCGTCGAACATCTCGGTCCAGCCCGTCGGCCAGCCGATCGCGCCGCCCACGGCGACGCGAAACACGACAAGGAGCACATCGTTTTGTTTGACCGTCGCCGGCAGATTGATCACCGGCGAGGCCGAGGCCGTCGTCCCGTTGGTCACGACTTCCGAACGACTCGAGGGAAAGGCCATCGTCTACCCTGGCCGGTGTGGGGGTGTCATCCCGCCCGGGAGCATGGTCGCGCCGGACTCGCCTCGGATCGTGGAGTGTCGCGGGAGCCAGGAGATCCCGCCGCCCTCGCCGCCGAGTGCGCCGCCTTCGAAATTATCCTGCAGGGCGCCATTCGCACCCACTTCGATCATCCCAACACTAGTCTGGGTGCTATGAGTTGAATCTGTGGCGGACGCGACTTGCCCGCCGTTTACCTTAGCTCGAATTGTCGAACCATCGGCCTCAAGACGGACAGTGTCACCGAGCGCGAACACACCAGTCGAGGAGATGGCGATCTCTGTGGCAGAGCCAGCGTCAAGCCGTTGGATCGACACCGATCCATCCCAGAAAGTCCGAGCAAAATAGCCATTCTTCGAGGAGTCCAAGCGCACCGCAGGACCGCCCCCGGCTGCGTTGGTTTCGACTATTTGCGCGTAGTGATTTGCAGACGGGGCGGCCTCTCCTGTGTAGCGGGCAAGATTCGGGAACGCGGCATCTTGTGCATTCGCCGTATTTGAAAAAATCAGCCAGTTACCTTGATCGACCGTCCATTTCGCCGCATTCAGCGGGCCGAGATTGGTACCTGTGAAGTCGTCGAAAATTGCCATTTGTTTAATTCACGTTGAGCGGGTGAGGATATTGGTACGGTTCGCCCGTTGTGTTGTCGGCGCCGCCGCCATATCTCGCCGTCCATACACCGTCGGCCGTGAGTACGTAGAATTTGCCGTCCGCGCCGTTTCGCTGCACGCCCTCGGGATTGCTCGTGCTTGTGTTCCAAGATCCCTCATCAGTGGCGAGGTAGACCGATCCCAATACGCAGCCGCTCGAGCACGCCGGACGGTTCGCGATCGTCCCCCATCCGACGCCAGGCGTCCCGTCGCCGTTGAACGGGCTCGAGTTGGACACCTGTGCCGTTTGCGTGCCGTCTGTCTGTGTGAAGTAGTCGACGTTGATCGTCAGCCGCCCGGCCGTCGAGTCGCCAAGTAACGCGCCGCCGAACCCCGCGGCGGGTGTAAATGTCGTCATCACCACATGGATCGGCTCAAGTACTTGATTGGGCCACGATACCGAGTCGGTTTCGGTGTTGACCTTGTCGGGAAAGTCATCCCCAGATAAGAGATCGCCAGGTCCGCGCCCCGGTTGATCGAGTGCTGGATAGCCGGTCGCCGTTGTGTTGCCGTCCCACGCCGAGCCTGTTGTATACGTGCCGTCGTTGACGGCCCCGGATGATGTGGAGAGCGTGATCGATGTTGCGGAGTTGACAGACGAGATCACGCATCCCGTGCCCGAAGTCGATCCGCTACACGTGGCCCCGCTGATATGAATCATCGAGCCGGCCGGCCAGTCGGTCGAGAACAGATCCCCGCTAACGTGCGTCACCGTCGTACCGGAGACGTCGACGACACCCGTCCGGAGCGGAACGGGACCGTTATACCCCCACCCGCCAGGAGGAGGCCCAGCGTCTACCGCCGAACCGGCACAGTTTCCAGCCGTACCGCAGCGCCTCGGCACGAACAGTCCCACGCCTGACTTGAGTGTGTCGTCCTCGACCACATTCCCCCAGGTGATCAAGCCGCCGTTATCGGCGTCGACCATCACTTGCGAGGGTTCATTCCCTTCGGTCGGCGAAAAATGATTCAAATAACTTTGGTGGGCCCGGGGGCCTCGCGGTCCGTTTTGTTGTCCCGTGGCGTGTTGTTCCAATCCGCCGACGCCCTGCATGGTGTTCATGCGTAAGGCGACTTTGGAACCGGAGAACGAATCGCCAATCCGCGACGAGGTCCCTGGCCCCGCGATGAATCGGCTATCCTCGATATAGAACCACGTCGACCCGCCGAAGGCTGTCGGCTCGGTCCACACTTCGTTTCCGTGCCCGTCAGACCCGGACCCGTTGTGAAAGTAGATCCCGCGAAATTCGACAAGGTCAAAAATGACGTGATCCGCGACGCCGTAAGTCGTGCCGTTCATAAACCACATGATCCATTTCGTGTCGAAATGCATGTGGTCGATCCGCAGATTGCTATTCGGACCTTGCAGGAACAACAGCCCGAAATCCTTGACGCCGGAACTCCCGGTATCCTCGAACGTGAACCCGGCGATCCGTGCCGTCGCCGGATTCGCCGGTAACGAGATCGCCAGGAGCGAGTTGTTATCGGGCTCGGCGTCTTGGATCACCGTCACATCCCCGCCGCCCATCGTCGAGAGGCTGCCAGCCCCGAGCAGGACGCTATAGGCCGGCATCGTCCAATTGACTTGCTGATCCCAGGCGGCCGTACCGGCGGGCAGGCAGTACACATACGGATCGCCAGCCGTGCCGGCCGTCGTCGCGTTCGTCAGAAACGTCTGGACCGTTGTGTCGGTGAGGTTCGCGGCGGTTTCGTCGCAGGTGAGCGATCCGCCGCCCGTGAGCGTGACGCTGAACGGGGCCGTCGTGTTCATCGGGCCCGTGCTCGCCTGCACGTACCAGTACGCCGTCGCCCCGAGCGCGCCGATCGAGATGCTCGAAGCCGTGATCGACGTGTTCGTCCAGGCGCTTGTCGATTGGACTTCGCACGTCGAGGATCCGGCGTACGTGCTCGCGTTACAGAGCCGGAGCGTCCCGGTCGACGCGCCGAAATTGCAGCCGCGGATCTCAACGCTCGCCCCGTTCGCGATCGACGCCGGCGAGCTCGTGACGATCACCGCGCCCGTCACCGGACACGGGACGGTCGTATTCGGGTTGCCCGGTTGCTGCAGCGGCGGCAGCGCCGCCGGCGCCTCGGTGATCGCTGTCAGCGGTCGGATCGGCTCGAGGGCTTTCGCGAGTCGCCAGGCCGCCAGGGCGCGCGGGAGCGGGACCGCGGGTGCCGCCGGCGCGGGCCTCGCGTACACCGGCGGCAGGAACGACAGCACGATCGCCGCGAGGAGCGCGAGGGCGCTAAGACGTCGGCACATACACGACTTGCTCATCAGAGGGATCGGTGGGCACGCCGCCGACGACGCCACGCACGCGCCAGTAGTACACCCCAGGAAAGAGAAACCACGCGAGGGTGAGGGCCGTTGATCCGGTGTTGATCCGCCACACGTCCGTCAGTCCGATCGCGGTCCCGATCTCGACGATGTAGGCCGTCGCAGATACGACAGCACCCCAGGCGAACTCTATACGCACGGTCGGATCGACCACGACGGCCGGATGGGCGGGCGGCGTCATCCCGGAGGCGATCGCCCGGTGCCCGCCCCTCGACGAGCCCGTGATCCGCGGCGCCCACTCCATCTAGTCGATCCCGATGAAACGGAAAAACCGGCCCCATCCGAGCCGGTTGCGGATCCGTTGCTCCTGTACATCGAGCCAGAGCTCGAACGGCCGACAGCGCCCAGGGAACCGGCGGTAACACGTGAGGCAGATTGGACCGCTACACCGGCCGCACCAACAGCCCGGTTCCTCGCGATCGACGCCGGGCGTGTCGGTCGGGATCAGGTAGACCGTGTACCCGGTCCCGGGTTTCACGCGGACGTGCCCGCCGCAATGTTTGCACTGGACGGTGTCGAACTCCGTCGGGCGCGACAGCGAGGGATCGACGATGATCCCGTAGCCGTGCGCGCCCTTCGCCGGCGCGATCACTGTTCCTCGTGTTGCAGGTTCCCCATGTAGGTCGACGTTGACGCCGCGCTCAGGCCGAGGCCAAAGCCGTTCGTCGCGGTCGCCGGCCCCACGAATTCCTTCCCGGGGTTCGCGTTCCATTGCCACGACGCGCGCCCGTTGAGCGGCATCCGATAGAGCTCAGTGCCGCTGCCGTACGAGGCCGGATCGGCCGTGATCAGGTGTTCGGCGTCCGCGAGACACGCCGCGTCGGCCGGATCGAGCGGTTGCGGCGTGACTGTGGTCCCCGTCCCGGAATTCGTGATCCGCCGGATGCTGTACGGGTGTACGCCGTCGTTGCTTGCCGCGGAGCACCCGATCCCGAAACTGAAAATTTTTTGCCGGCGCGGCGTCGTGCTGTCCGCGAGGAGCTCGAGCACACAGAGCACGCTATCGGCCCCGGTCTTGTTGAATGCGGTCGCGTATCCGGCCATGTGTCTCTACTCCTGTCGGACAGAAGGTGAAGGGGACGTCCGCGCGCAGTGTGCGCGAGGGCGCGTCTGCAGCATACGAGAGCCGCGCGCGGAGCGACGAGTGCATGTTCGCTAGATATCGCAGCTGTTGTCTATACTTGCCGCGATCTGATGCGACGCGATGAGCGTGTAGGATTCGACGTCGATCGTCGCACGACAAGACGGGCCTTACCGTCCAAGCCAGCGGCGCCGGCGCGAGAGCCAGGCGCGGCTCCCGACGGACGGTGGCGAGGCACCAGGCGCCGGCGAGGTCGCGCCCGCTTGCTCCGGATCCGCGGCACCGTCAGCGAGCGGCAACGCGAGCTGCTCCTGGCCGGCATCGCGCTCGAGCTCGCACCAGTCCGCCTCACTGAAGCGATCGATCCCAACCACGGCCGCGGCCGCGCGCGCGTACACGCGGGTGTCAAGGTAATGATTCTCGCGGCCCGGGATCTGTTCCCATTCGTAGACCGTGAAACCGTTGCGCTTCCGGTGCGGCACGAGCTGCTCGGCGGTGAGCTGCTTGAAGTACTCCTCGCCGTACTCCGGGTGATGACAGAAGCCGGGCGGACAGGTCTCGCCGGCGGCGCGGGCTTCGTCGGTGGGCGGCTGGAGCTTCAGCCAGCCATAGAGCTCGCTCTTCGCCACTTTGCTCGAGACCGGCCACACGCGATAGCCGCGGCGCATGACGTGGCCGGACACCGAGACATCGACCGGCCGGGGCGTGCCGACCAGCACGTTCGACGTATCGACGCCCTTGACGGCGATGACCTTCGTGAGCGCGTGCCGCCGGGCCCAGTTGTAGACGGCTTGGGTGTTGTAGCCGCTGTCGATCGCGAGCATCCCGATCGGTAGGAGAACACCACTCTCGGACGGAATAGTTCGGTCGAGCAGCGCGTCGAGGTGTTTCTGCGCCTCGGCCGTCGCGACGTCGCCCACGAGGACGCCGGCGTCGATCGACCAGGACTCTTTCCCGCGCCCCCACCCCACGATTTCGTACACCAGGCGATCCTTCTGCACGTCGACGCCGGCCGTGAGGAAGAGCACGCCCAACGGCGCCGTCCCGATCGCGTAGGCCTCGCGGCGCTGATAGAGGCGCTCCCATTCCGGGGCGTCGCCCTTCTCCTGCCACGTCTCGCCCAGCACCGTGTTGACGAACGTCTTGAGCTCGTCGGGCTTCTTCTCCGCGTCGACGAACTCCGCGCACAGCTGCCCCCACGTCGCGTTCGGGCTGAAGCTGTACGCGGCCCAGATGTGAAAGCTCGCGTGACCATGGAACGGATCGGGCACCGGCACGGAGGGAAACTGCGGGTGCGGACCTGGCCGCCATTCGCCGGCCTCGACCATCGCGCGCTTCTGTGAGTGGTCGATCTCGGCGCCGCAGTCGAGGCACAGATACACGGCGTCCATGGGACGACCAGGCGGCCATCGGAACTGCTTGAACTGCAGGACCTGCATCGCCGCACAGTGCGGGCAGGGCACGTAGTAGCGCCGCTGGTCGCCGGCTTCGAAGAGACGCTCGATCCGGCTCCGGCTCGCGACGGTCGGAGTACTGCCGTAGCCGATCTTTCGATCCCAGTAGTAATCGGTCCGGCGCAGCCCGAGCTTGATCTGGTCGCCCTCGGCGCCGGCGCTCGGCGGATAGCCGTCGATTTCGTCGAACAGGACGACCTTCCGGCTCACGCGCCGGAACCCGCGCGCGCTGTTCGCGCCGACGAGCGACAGGCTACCACCCGGGAAGAGCTTCTGGAGGATGGTGTTATCGGCGTCCTTACTGCGCGCCTCGGGCACGAGCGCGGCGAGCGTCGGACAGTCGCGCAGCATCGGCGCGATTTCCTCGCGCGAGTGGCCCTTCGCGTCCTCGAGCGTCGGCTGCACGACCATGATCGGGCATGGGTCCTGGTGCATGTAGTAGCCGACGAGCGCGTTCAGGCACTTCGTGTAGCCGACCCGCGCACTCTTCATGACCGAGACCTGCTCGATGCGCGGATCTGAAAAGGCGTCCATGATGCCGCGCTGGTACGGCAGCGTGTGCCAGCGTCCTGGCTCGGCCGCGGACTCAGCCGATAGGTAGTAATGCTCGTCGGCCCAAGCGGAGAGCTTCAGCCGGCGCGGCGGCCGCCACATCGGCATCCGCGCCCCGAGCAGTGGCGCCGCGACCGGAGAAATCATGAAATCATGCGGCCGCGCCCGATCCGCTCGACGTCGCGACAATGGGCACGTCGGCGAGCTCCTCGAGCGCCTGGCGCACGATCGCGTCGAGCGCGGTCACCTCAGCGTGCGTCAGGTGTGGAATCGCGGCCTTAGCCTTGCTCGGCAGGGCGAGCAGCTTCGTACGGCAGACCGTGAACACGTGCGCGACGCTATCGGCCATCTCCTTCGCATCGACGAGCTCGCCCGATCGTTGTTTGTATTGCAGCTCCGCGAGCTTCGCCTTCCAGCGCTTCTCCTCCGCCGAGGCCTGCGAGAGCGTCAGCTCGGCGCCGCCGGCATCATCCGGTGTGTCGGGGCCCGCGTCGTCAGCATCAGGCAATTCAGCCGGCGGACTAGTCGAGTGTGCAGACGTCTGCACTCCCTGGTCGCCGCGGGCCTTCACGTAACCAGGCGCCCGCGACAGGTCGGTGTTCTGCGTCCACTCCGCGTCCGCCTGGCCAACGTCCGCGATCTTCGGATGTCCGCGATGATCTCGCGCCACGCTGGCCCGCAGCCGTCCAGCCTTCACCGCGCGAGACACGGCGACCACCGAGATGCCGCGATGCCGGGCGTAGGCGCGAAGCGAAATCATTCCTCGATCTCTATCAGAGATCCCGCGACAGCAGCATCACGCCAGGCCAAGCGCTCGATCGCCACGGCGAGCTGCTCGTTCGTCAGCGGGACATCGTCTGCGATCCCCAGCGCGCGGCCGACCGGCACACGCACGCGCGCAAGCACCAGCGACGGCCGACGCCAGCCCTGGATCCGGTGCGGCAGAAGCACCGGACTTCTTACCTGATTTCATTTCCGCCCCTCCATCTGAACCACCCGCAAATCACTCGAAACCCCCGTCACGAATTGTAAAAACCTGCACGTGTCCTGCGCCGGACACCCCGTAGAACGCGTCAGGATCCTCGCCATCGCGACGAGCCTTCTCCGCATACCGAGGCATGCACCGAACCCCGATCGATCGCCTGCGAGCCACTGCGCGCCAACACCTGCTAACACTCAGAAAATCGCACGGCTAGCTCTATCCTGCGCCGTCGACCA